GGACCCCAGTCGCCTGACGGTCCGGTCTCTCCGTGAGTGTGACTTGGCCCCCAGCGATGGGGGTCTTTTTTCATGAACCTTGAAGACATTCTGCCCAAGATTAGGGAGCTTCCGGAGTCTGAGCAGATGGAACTGCTTAGGATTGTGGAGAAGCTGGAGCAGGCCAAGGGCCGAGAGGCTTCTAGGAAGGGGTTTTTGTCGTTTGTCCGACAGATGTGGCCGGGCTTTATCGACGGCGCCCATCACAAGGTGATGGCTGAGGCGTTCGAGAAGGTTCTCTTTGGAGACTGCAAGCGGCTCATCATCAACATGCCGCCCCGGCACACGAAGTCGGAGTTTGCGTCTTTCCTTCTGCCCGCTTGGTTCATGGGGAACTTTCCAGACAAGAAGATCATCCAGGCCACCCACACGGCTGAGTTGGCAGTAAACTTCGGTCGGAAGGTTCGGAACCTTCTGGACACGGAGGACTTCCAGAAAATCTTTCCAGACGTGGAGCTTCAGTCGGACTCGAAGGCGTCCGGGCGCTGGGCGACCAACAAGGGCGGCGAGTACTTTGCCGTGGGTGTTGGTGGCGCTATCGCTGGTAAGGGTGCGGACCTCTTCATCATTGATGACCCGCACACGGAGCAGGAGGCGATTCTCGCCGCTCATGACCCGGCGATCTACGACAAGGCGTTCGACTGGTACACGTCCGGTCCCCGGCAGCGTCTTCAGCCGGATGCTCGCATCGTGATTGTGATGACTCGATGGGGCAAGCGAGACCTGACGGGCCGTCTGATTCAGACATCGACTGAGCGTGGCGATGGTGAGTCTGAGTGGGAGGTCATTGAGCTTCCGGCCATTCTGCCATCAGGAAACTCTCTGTGGCCGCAGTTTTGGAAGATCGAGGCGCTTGAGGCGCTGAAGTCAGAACTCCCGGCCCACAAGTGGAATGCTCAGTACCAGCAGCAGCCGACCAATGCTGAGGGAGCCATTCTCAAGAGAGAGTGGTGGAAGCGTTGGGATCGGAGCCGACCGCCTGAGTGTGAGTATATCATCATCTCGGCCGACACGGCCTTTACGAAGAACAACCGCTCGGACTACAGCGCCTTCACTGTCTGGGGCGTGTTCGACAAGGTGAATGATGCTGGAGTTGAGGGGCAGAATATTATTCTCCTCGACGCCTTCAAGGAACGGATGGAGTTCCCGGACCTCAAGCAACGGGCTCTGGAGGTCTATAAGGAGTGGCAGCCGGATACGATGCTGATCGAAGGCAAGGCTTCGGGCTTGCCCTTGATTCACGAGCTTCGTCAGATTGGCATCCCGGTTTCGGAGTTTACCCCGACGCGGGCCTCGGGCGACAAGATCATGCGCGCAAATAGCGTTAGCGATATGTTTGCCTCTGGTATAGTGTGGGCGCCCGAGACGCGATGGGCCGATGAGGTTATCGAGGAATGCGCCTCTTTCCCCAATGGCTCACATGATGACTATGTTGACGCGGTGATTATGGCTCTCATGAGGTATCGCCAGGGTGGGTTCATTCGTCTGCCCTCAGACTATGATGATGAGCCTGAGCTTCCGCGTCGTGCAGATTATTACTGAGGGGACTGGCTGTGGCTGTTGATAAGGCGATGAACCCGCTGGGTAATCCTTCTGAGTCCGGCCTTGAGATTGAGATTCTGAATCCGGATGCTGTCTCGATTGAGACGGAGGACGGTGGCGCTCTGGTCATTCTCGGGCCTGAGCTTTCCCAAGAGATGATGCCGGGGTTCCATGACAATCTGGCTGAACACATGGATGCGAGCGACCTTGGCGCTCTCGGCCATGAACTGTTGGATGATTTTGAATCTGACAGCCGCTCCAGGGAAGATTGGGAAGACACATACAAGAAGGGCCTCGACCTCCTCGGACTGAAGATCGAGGATCGCTCTAGCCCGTGGCCGGGCGCGTGCGGCGTTTTCCATCCCATTCTGTCTGAGGCAGCAGTACGCTTCCAGTCGCAGGCGATCATGGAGACCTTCCCTGCCGGGGGTCCCGTGAAGACCAAGATCGTTGGTCGCATCACGCCCGAGCGCGAACGGCAGGCTCTTCGGGTCAAGAATGACCTGAACTACATTCTTACTGAGAAGATGTCCGAGTACAGGAACGAGCATGAGCGGATGCTGTTCGCTCTTCCGTTGGCTGGGGCAGCATTCAAGAAGGTTTACTACGACCCGACCCTGGGTCGCCCGGCGTCGATCTATGTTCCGGCTGAGGACTTTGTTGCCCCGTATGGGGCATCCGATCTTCAGACGGCCAACCGCTACACGCACATCATGCGGAAGCATCCGAACGAGATTCGGAAGCTTCAGGTCATGGGCTTCTATCGGGACGTTGACCTGTCTCAGCCCGTTCCTGACAGGAACGAGATTCAGCGCACCAAGGACAAGCTGGCTGGCGAAGAGCAGATCGACACTGACGACCGGCACATGCTGCTGGAAATGCACATCGACCTCGATCTTCCTGGCTACGAGGACGTGGGTAAGGACGGCGAGCCGACCGGCATTGCCCTTCCCTATGTCGTGACGGTCGAGCGTTCGACGGGCGTGATCCTGTCGATCTACCGGAACTGGAAGCAGGACGACGAGTTCAAGCTGAAGCGTCAGCACTTCGTGCAGTATGGGTATATCCCTGGCTTTGGCTTCTACCCCTTTGGTCTGATTCATCTGGTCGGCGGTATTGCCAAGTCTGCCACCTCGATCCTGCGTCAGCTTGTGGATGCAGGCACGCTGGCAAACCTTCCTGCTGGTCTGAAGTCTCGTGGCCTTCGGATCAAGGGCGACAGCACGCCCCTGATGCCGGGCGAGTTCCGGGACGTGGATATCTCGTCCGGGGCCATTAAGGACAACATTACCTTCCTGCCCTACAAAGAACCGTCTCAGGTTCTTGCTGGCCTTCTGGGCACGCTGGTTGAAGAAGGCCGTCGCTTTGCGTCGATTGCCGATCTTCAGATTGGCGATGCCAACCAGAGCGCCCCGGTCGGAACGACGCTGGCTCTGATGGAGCGAGCGATGAAGGTGATGTCTGCCGTGCAGGCACGCCTTCATGCGTCGATGAAGCAGGAGCTTGATCTCCTGGTGGATATCATCCGCGTCCACATGCAGGGCGACTACGACTACGAGACGGACATGGGTGCCACTCGCACCGATGACTATGATGGCAGAATTGATGTCATCCCCGTCACTGACCCGAATGCTGCCTCTCTGTCTCAGCGTGTGGTTCAGTATCAAGCGGCGCTTCAGTTGGCCCAGCAGGCTCCGCAGATGTACGATCTGCCCGAGCTTCACCGGCAGATGTTGACTGTCCTTGGCATTCAGGACCCCGGCAAGATCATCCCCAACACGGATGAGAAGAAGCCGATGGACCCCGTGTCTGAGAACATGGCGATCCTGTCTGGTAAGCCCGTGAAGGCGTTTCTGTATCAGGACCACGAGGCCCACATTAAGGTCCACATGGCTGCGATGCAGGACCCGAAGATTCTTCAGCTTGTGGGGCAGTCACCCCAGGCGTCTGCAATCCAGGCTGCGGCGATGGCTCACATCGCAGAGCATATCGGCTTCCAGTATCGCCGTGAGATTGAGAACCAGCTTGGCGTCGAACTGCCGCCGCCTGACGAACATCTGCCCGAAGACATCGAGGTCGCTCTCTCCAAGCTGATTGCAGACGCGGCTGGCAAGCTCCTCCAGAAGGACCAAGCCGAAGCCCAGATGCAGGAAATCCAGCAGAAGATGCAGGACCCTGTTGTCCAGGCCCAGATGCAGGATGCCCAGAACAAGGCGGCTGAAGTCCAACGCAAGATGGCAAAGGACCAAGCCGACCAGATGGCCCGTGAGCGTCAGCAGCAGATTGAGCTTGAGCGGATTGCTTCGCAGGAGCGGATTGCTGGGGTTAACGCCGGGATCAAGGCGATGTCTCAGAAACAGTCCAACGATCAGCGTGGCGACTACGACAACGCGAAAATCAAGCTCGACGCCATGCGCCTTGGCGCTGATCTGATGAAGGGCAAGTAATGCCAGCCTCTGAAGAGAATGTCCTGGAGTTCCTTCGCAAGAAGTTCCGGGAGATGATGAACATCCATGCAGACCACGTTGCCACTGGCGGCGTGGCTGACTGGTCTGAATACCGACATCAGGTTGGTATTATTGAGGGTTTGGCAAAAGCCGAAAGAGAACTGCTTGACCTTGAGGAACGCCTGGGTCGGCAGGACTAATCACCCATTGTGGGTGCAGGGTATCGCACGACCCTAACAGTGCGCGCAAAGGACTACTATGCTTAACGTTGATATCAAGATGCCGGATGGGGATGTTCGAGGCGCTACTCAGCTTCCTCAGCCTGCTGGCTTCAAGCTTCTGATTGCTCTGCCCGAGCTTGAGGAGAAGACGGACTCTGGCATCTATTTGCCGGAACAGGTGCGTGAGAAAGAATCTCTTGCCACTGTTGTTGGGTTCGTCCTAAAGATGGGGTCGCTCGCCTATAAAGACCCTGCCAAGTTCCCGGACGGCGCTTGGTGCAAGGAAGGGGATTGGGTTTTGTTCCGTGCTTACAGCGGCACCCGTATCAAGATTCATGGCCGGGAGTTCCGGATCATCAATGATGATACTGTCGAGGGTGTTGTTGAAGACCCGCGTGGGATTGCACGGGCATGAGCGCGACCCGGAAGCCTGAAGAGTCCGACGAGGACTTCACCGTCGAGATTGTTGACGACACGCCCGAGCAGGATCGTGGTCGTGTGGTTGCTCCCGAAGTGACGGAGAGCGACGACGACATCAACGTCAACGACGAAGAGATCGCCAACTACCGTGACGAGTGGAAGAAGCGGCTCAAGGAGCTTTCTTTCAAGAGTCATTCGGAGCGGCGCGCCAAGGAGCTTGCCGCCAAGGAGCGAGACGAGGCAATTCAGCTTGCCCAGCGTCTTGCTGACGAAAACAAGAAGTACCGCGAACTCGCCGGTAACACGGAGAAGTTTGCTGCCGACCAAGCTAAGGCACGCGCTGAGTCTGATATCAACGCCACCAAGAGGCTGATGAAGGAAGCCTTCGAGGCTGGCGAAACGGACAAGTTCCTCGACTATCAGGAGCAGCTTCAGCGTTTCGTGAACGAGCATGATCGGTATGCGAACTACAAGCCGGTTGCTCTGCCCGAGCCGCAGTACGAGATTCCTCAAGTTCGTCCTCAGCCGGATGCGAAGGCCGTCGAATGGGCCGGTCGCAACTCCTGGTTCGAGGGGCAGAATGAGCTTGAGAAGGAGATGACGGGTTACGCTTATGCCGTCAGCGATATGCTGATCCGGGAGTATAAGCTCGATCCGCGTGGGGATAAGTACTACGAGGAAATCACAAAGCGCGTTTCGCGCCGTTTTCCCGAGTACTTCCAGAAACCTGAGCCGGAAGTTGACGCGACGGCTAAGGTGGCATCGGTGGTCGCACCAGCTACTCGTAGCACTAAGACCAACCGCACAGTGCGTCTCACGCCGTCTCAGGTCTCACTGGCTAAGAGATTCGGCCTTACCCCCGAGCAATACGTTGCTCAGTATCTGAAGGATTACGGTCATGGCTGACCGCACCCCACGCGACCTTGAGACGCGCGAACAGCAGATTCGCCCGACCTCTTGGCGCCCCCCTTCGATCCTTCCTGATCCTAAGCCTGAGCCGGGGTATGTCTTCCGCTGGGTCCGCACGAGCATGATGAACTCTGCGGACAACACCAATGTCAGCAAGCAGCTTCGCGAAGGCTATGTGCCTGTTCGTGCCGACGATCATCCTGAGCTTATGCTGGCAGCCGATCCCAATGGTCGCTTCAAAGGCAACATCGAGGTCGGTGGTCTCCTTCTCTGCAAGATTCCCGAAGAGGTCGTGCGGCAGCGTGCGGCTTATTATGGGAATGTCGCGCAGCAGCAGATGGATAGCGTGGACAACAACCTGATGCGTGAGAACGATCCTCGTATGCCGCTCCTTCGTCCGGAGCGGACTTCGAGGACCACCTTTGGCCGTGGCCCCAGGGAATAGTCCTTTGGGCCATAAATCCTCAATTCCAGAAGAAAGGTAGCGGAAAGTGGCTTCGACCAATTCTCCGTACGGGCTTCGCCCGATCAACCTTCTGGGTGGTCAGGCGTATGCTGGTTCGACTCGCGAGTACGCGATTCCCGCCAGCTACAACGTGAGCATCCAGTACGGTGACCCGGTGATCATCACGAACACCGGTTCGACCCGTGGCACGCTGGCGCGCTTCAACGCGACCACGACCGCCACGACCATCACCTCTACGGGTGGCGGCTTTGGCTTCGTGGGCGTGTTTGTGGGCGTTACGTTCACCGATCCGGTTTACGGCACGGTGTTCCGCC